AAACAATGCCTATTTGGGGAACATCTTTTGCCGGGCAATACTTTACCCGTCGCAATAGTAGAAAGCGAAAAAACAGCCTGTATTGCCTCTATTTACCTACCACAATTCCTTTGGCTTGCTTGCGGTCAGTTACAGGGACTGACCGCCGAAAAATGCAAGGTACTATCCGGCAAAGCCGCCATTCTGTTTCCCGACCTGAAAGGATATGATAAATGGCAGGCAAAAGCTAAGCAACTGGAAAGCCGGTTACCCGGAACCCGGTTTATCGTTTCTGACTATTTGGAAAAGAATGCACCGGAAACGGACAAAGCGGAAGGCTACGACCTTGCGGACTACCTTATACGGTTTGACGTTTCAGACTTCGCTCCCGATGTTCCCCGATGGTATGTAAATATGCAGGGCATTTTACGCCAGTATGAAGCCGGAGAGATTACCGGCGATGAGTTTTTGAAATTACAGGATGAGAACTGGAATCAATCCGGGTTAACAGGGCCGGAATATGTAAGACAAGTCAATAAATTTTCAATCAGTAAAAACTAAAACAATGACAACTACAAACACGATCATTTTACACGAAATAGCAGGCAAAATCCGGGCATTCTCTTTTGGCCCTAAATGCTTTGAAACCTTTTATGAAAAGACCGGATTAACGCCTGAAAACGCAGTTTCTTTTGCTAAGGAATATAAAGGTTTAGGCATAGCGGCAATACTGATTTTAACCGCCTACAATGCAGCGGCAGAACAAGAGGTCAGACAGCCGATTGATGAACAAGAAGTACAAAACTGGATGCAGGCCGATATTATGGGAGTTATGGCCCTGTTCCTGTCCGCCTTGAGCAATTCAGTACGTTTTCAACAGCATCTAATGAACACTAACTAATTATATAATAAATTTATATACTTTTGTATTTAAATAGATAAAATCTATACATAATGAAAAAACTGATCAAATATTTAGACTTCGGAGGAACCGGCGATATACCCGCCATCAAAGATATTGATGAGAAGCGTTTAATCGTTACGGGATATTTCGGAGCCTTCAATAATGTTGACCTGGGGGGTGATATACTGGAACCATTTTCAGCAAACCGGACAATAATAGAGAGAGGCCCGAAGGGAAGCAATGATATATTTTTCCTTCGCCAGCATGATACCAATTCCCTGTTAGGTAAACCCAAAGTTTTAAAGGCGGACGAGTACGGCATTTACCACGAAAGCCCTATTTCAGATACCACATTAGGAAAAGATACGGCTATCCTGATACGGGATGGGGTATTAAATAAATTCTCAATCGGTTACCGGGTAGTTCAGGAGCAGCATATAAACGGGGTTAATCATTTGAAAGAAATTCATTTATATGAGGGTAGTGTAGTAACCTTCCCCATGAATGAAAACGCCATTCTCACGGGAGTGAAAAACAAAAGCGTTGAGGATGTGCAGGCTGAATTTACTGAACTTGAAAAATACATAAGGAAAACAACCGTATCTGATGATGGTATAAAACTATTGCTGTTAAAATTGAGGCAGCTACAACAGGTAATTATTGATCTCACAAAGCCCATTGACCCGCCGAAAGGCATTCACCCGGGCAGAGAAAAAGAAATTGCCGAAAAGATTAAATTATTCACTAAAAAACTTGTACAAAATGGATAAAGATATTGATGAGGCATTGGAAGGGTTAAAAACTTCCATTGACGAAAATGTAAATAGCAAGCTGGGCGAAATGCAAAGCCAGTTGGATACACTTTCCACCAGGGCAAAAGATATTCCCATGAGCGGCAGGAGCCAAAGCGAACTAATGGTGAACCTGCAAAACAACGCCGGTAATTTTAAAAACTTCGCTGAAAATAAAATCCCTTTCCGCATGAAAGCGGCAACTACTATTGATACTTCCAGTTTAGGTACTGGTGTAGTTCAGGGATTACGGGAACAGGGCGTAAATGAAGCCCCTTTCAGGAAGCGGATTATTAATATTATCAGTAGCCTTCAAGGCGGCCCCGGAAGCAATCCCCTAACCTGGATTGAATGGCGGCCAAAGGACGGAGGCCCGGATAGTGTTTCCGAAAGTGCTACCAAGCCGCAAATGGATTGGACGTATCAACAGGGAACAGCCAATGCGGAAGTTATAGCCGTAACAGCGGTAACTACCAAACAAGCCCTTCTGAATATGACGATCCTTGCAGAGCAGATCAGGAGCGAATTGTTAAACAACCTTGCCGATGAACTGGATTATCAAATTCTGCACGGCAGCGGTGCATCACCAGACCTGAAAGGCATAGATCAATATGCTAAGGCATTCACAGGCGCCGACCTTGCCGGAGAATTAGCAAGCCCTAATAACTTTGATGTTGTCCGGGCGGCTATCTTACAGGTAAGGCAGGGCAACCGGGCAACCACGGGCTATAGCCGCAGAACGGGCTACATAGCAAGCCACATATTAATGAACCCGGCGGATGTTGCAGCAATGGACACCGTGAAGGATGAAAACGGCCAGTACCTGAAACCGTTTTGGGCCAATGGTCAAAGGATCAGCGGTGTTGAAATTGTGGAAAGCGATTTTTTGGATGCAGGGGATTTCATCATAGGCGATTTCTCTAAAAGCCTGTTCAATTTCGTTGAGGGTATTATGCTGGAAACCGGATTGGTCAATGACCAGTTTATAAAGAACCAGCTCACTATCCGGGCGGAAGTTTACGGAGCGCACAGGATTAAATACCATGATGCTTGGGCCTTTGTAAAGGGAGATTTTGAGAGCGCAAAAGCATTGCTGGCACAGACCACGTAAGTTTCGGCCTCTTTTTTTTTCGTTCATTGCAGGAGAAGGCCCGCCCCTAAAGCGGGCTTTTCTTTTAAAAACTTCAAGACTATGACACATAAACAAATATTATTTGTCGTTGAATATGCCGCCAGCGGTAATGCAACAAAGGCTGCTATGAAGGCAGGGTATTCATCAAAAACAGCTTATTCAGCCGGTAGCAAACTTTTGAAAAATCCCGAAATTAAAAAAGCTGTTCAGGAGAAAAGAGAACTTGCTATTTCAAATATAGATGTTACTAAGGATTGGTGGCTGAAAGAAGTAACGCGAATTGCCAAAAGCAGCGGATCCGATACGGCCAAGATCAAAGCCCTGGAGCTTATTGGTAAGCACCTGAATGTTTTTGCCAATGAAATGACCCTAATATCAAAGATGGATGATGCGGAACTGGATAAGGTAGTGGGTAAACTGATAGAAAAAATTGATCTATGATTGACAGCACGGAACTAAAGCGGGATTTCATAAACGCCACCGTTTCCGGCGATAAGGAGAAAGCCCGGCGATTACTTCATTTAATCCAATTAGGCGAAGGAAAGGAACTGCCTATATTCATCCTGTACCGAAAGACGAAGGATAAAATTATCATTGACCTGAATAACATATCCTTAACCCCACAGGAGTTTAAATATTTAAAAAAGGACGTTTCACAATTCATATCATGGACACAGATATAAAAAAACAGTTTTTAGCCGCAGTACAGGGCGGTGATGCCCCAAAGGTTAAAGTATTGGCCCGGATCATAAAAGGCGAAGATATGCCTATTATAGGGATGCGTTTTGCCAAAAAAGGAGAAGAAGTCGAGAAAGAAAACCATAAAAGCTACAGGGACTATATTCCTGCCATTAAGGAAATGGTTATTTTCTGACTTCACATTCCCGAAAAGTGAAGCAAGGCTGTTAAATTGAGAGAAGCCGAAAATAAAAAATTCTCACCTGATTTCACTGGCCAAACCAAAAGCATTATCTTTGTTTTACTTCACTGCCAATAGCCGTGAATATTTGAACTAATAAAAGGGAGCCTTACCGCTCCCTTTTTGCTTATATTCCTGCCAAGTGTGAAAAACGTGTGAAAATAAGGGCATAATAAAAATGCAACTTAATGAATCACAATAAGTTGCATTTAATAAAAGTCGGGACGACTGTACGACAAAGCGGTAAACAGTAAAAAATACAATAGAATAGAAATGTATCTGAAATACCTTTAAACACTGGCATTACGGGTATTGATAATTTTTCATCTATTTAAAAATATTCGCCTTTGTTCGTTTTTTGTGTGAAATGTGTGTGAAAGTGTGTATATTTGTAGTAGTTCAAATATTCACATTATGGCAAACATTGTATTCTCACTTCACAGCAAGCAGGAACGGTCTAACATTGAGGCCAGGCTGACCTACACAGAAAACGGTCAAAGGAAAAGCCAATACGCCCGTATTAAATTTGAAGTCTCAAAGGACTTTTGGAACGAATACCGGCAGGGGATCAATTTCAGGGATGTATCAAAGGCAAACCTTAAAACGGAGATGGAAGAACATTTCCACAAGATTAAGTCTTTTGTATTGAGAAAGTTTGATAATGAGGAAGAAATAAAGCCAAATTGGCTTAAAGATGCACTGCATGAATATTACCATCCCCCGAAAGTTACTGCCGTCCCTGAAAGCCTGTTAGCTTACTTTGATTATTATTTGGACTTGCGAAAATCGGAGATAATACCCCTTACCAAGTCTTATCTGAAATGGAATGAGATCAAAAACAAGGTGGCAAGATTTCAGAAAGCCACAGGTAAACAGTACAAGATCAGAGACGTAAACGAAACATTTAAGAAGGAATGGGCTAACTGGTGCGATCACCAGAAATACGCTCCACAGACAACCAAAAAGAACCTGTCCTACATTAAAACAATCTGCCTGCATGCTCAAACAAAAGGTATCCAGGTTAGCCCTGAACTTGCCCCCCTATCCATTAGGCTAAAAGAAAAGGCTGTCCCAAAGGTATATCTATCCTTTCAGGAATTGGAGCAAATAAAGGCTTTAAATGACCTGCCGGAGTATTTGGACAATGCAAGGGACTGGCTTTTAATTTCATGCTATACCGGGCAAAGAATATCGGATTTCATGCGTTTTAATAGCTCCATGATTCGAAAGTCAAAAGGTAAACATTTCTTAGACTTGACACAGCAAAAGACCGGCAAAGATGTTACTGTCCCATTAATACCGGAAGTATTGGAAATACTCGATAAGAGAAACGGAGACTTCCCCCGAAGGATTTCAGACCAGAGATATAACGATTACATTAAGGAAGTTTGCGAGCGAGCAGGGATAAACAATGAAATGTACGGCAAAAAAGCAATGGTTACAAAGATGAAGGGGAAAGAAGTAAAACGAGCCGTTCCCGGAGTATATCCCAAATTTGAGTTAATAGGTAGCCATGTGGGTAGAAGGTCGTTTGCTACGAACTACTACGGTAAAATCCCTACTTCCTACCTGAAAAACATTACCGGCCATAGCACGGAAGCCATGCTGTTAAGATACATTGGCAAAACAAGCAATGATACCGCCTTTGAGGCATACGATTTAATGATAAAAAGATAGAATGATGAATAATAATTTCATAGAAATAAATACAGGGTTTAACCTCTTTGACGATGTACCCTTTGAAATTGCAATAATATTTGAGCGCGGGGGGATTATTCCGGGAGAGGTTGATAATAGCACCCATTTATTTACTAAAGTAGGTTTTGGAAATAATCAATCCTTCTTTGCTGAATCTTACGGATATTATTTATTTAGGGAATATTTAGAGCAAGGGGGACTCTTTACCGAAAAACTTCAACCAATAACCATTAACAACATTCAACCCTATTATGAAGCCTATGCCAATGGTTTTTATAAGGGATACAGTGAATACAATGCACAGGTAGAACATTCCACAGCATTATTTAATAAAGATACACAGATCATTGCAAATAGGGTATTTAAAACGGTTACCACTTCAATACCGAATATGACCTCAACCGGAGGGAAGCGAAAAGGGGATAGGATTGTTAAGACCCTGAAAAAATCCTTATGGGAAGAAGCGGGGAGAAAAACGGGAGAAAAATATAAGGCATGGTATTTTATTATCAATAATCCAAAGCTATTTACAGGCTTATTCAGGCAGGATAAACAAATGATAGCAAGGTATAAGCTGTTATTGAAAATGTACAAAAATCAGGATATATATGCAGGGTTATATTTTAAATTGAATAAGCTTATAGGGGAAATTGAAGGGAATAAAGATATTCAGGGCATAAAGGAGCCTGAGACAGGCAAAGAAAATAATTACACTGCCAAATATTATGCCCTTGCCTACTTCTTTGATTGCGAGGCGACGAATAATAGGAAGTACGAAAACCAAACACAGGCGAAGACAGAAAGCGACCTTTATCAGTATTCTGAGAAAGACCCAAAACCAAACACAATAAGAAAGGAAGTAGACAATATAAAGGTAAAAGGGGATAAGATATTTAACATTGATACTCTTATAAACCTTTATGGTAATGATTGGCGTGAAAAGGTAATTGAACTTTCTAAGTATCCAGAAAAGGTAAAAACCTTCCTTCAAAACAAACGGTTATAAAATTTGGGCGAAATTTGGGCGTCGCCCACAAACGCCCAAAAAAACGCCTAAAGACTTTTGCTCCATTGTTCATCTAAAATACATAACAATGGAGAATTTAGTCTTAAGCCCGATTGACCCGGCTAAATTGGTTAATGATATAGCCGAAAAGGTTACCGCTAACCTTTTAGCAAACAGCACAAAAACAGCCCCACCCCCACAGGAAGATCCCCTAAATGACTTCATCCCCAAAATTGAAGTAAGGGGCAAGTTTGCCAGCTCCGCAACACTATGGAAAATGGAGAAAGCCGGAAAGCTAAAATCTTATGGCTTCGGAGGGAAACGCTATTACAAGCGATCGGAGTTATTGGAAGTTTTTGAACCATTAAAAACCCGTTACCATGATAAAGCATAATAACGGGTGGAATACGGTAGAACAGCCTAAAGATACGAATATTCCCGCAATAAATGCCAATGGGTTATTGGCCGAAGCCGAAAAACTAAAGAGCGAAGCCGAAATAGCCCAAGAGAAAAAAGGGATGTTTATTGTCAAGTCTGCAAACGATTGGCAGAATGAAGCAAAAAAGGAATCAATTCCCAATAGTTTAGTTGATTGCCTTTGGGGTGAAGGTGAAATATGCATTCTTTTTGCGGATAGCGGGTTGGGCAAAAGTATCTTATCAATACAAATAGCTGATAGCATAAGTGCAGGAATCCCAATACCCGGATTTAAAAAAACATCTAAAGCGCAGAAGGTAGTATGTTTTGACCTTGAATTAACCAAAAAGCAGTTTGAGAAGAGATATTCTCAAGATTATACAAACCACTACATTTTTAGCCCAGACTTTTACAGAGTAGAAATAAACCCGGATGCATTTCCGCCTGAAGGTATGAGCTTTCAGGAATATCTCAATGCCTCATTGGAGCAAGTAATAAGGGAAACGGGTGCAAAAGTGGTAATAGTGGATAACCTTACATATCTAAGAGACGACACCGAACGGGCCAAAGATGCTTTACCGTTAATGAAGCAACTAAAGCAGCTAAAGAGCCGCTACGGGTTATCTATACTTGCGCTTGCACACACACCGAAGCGGGATAATACCCGGCCCATAAGTAGCAATGATCTTGCTGGGAGCCGCAACCTGTACAACTTTACGGATAGTTGTTTTGCCATTGGTTCAAGCGAAAAAGACAGCACGATACGGTATATCAAGCAACTAAAACCACGCAGTACAGAGCTGATGTATGGAGCGGACAACGTCATTGTTTGTCAAATAATTAAGCCGGATAATTTCTTGAAGTTTGAGTTTATCTGTTATGGACATGAAGCGGAACACCTCAAGCAATTAACTGACGAGGACAGGCAGGAGCGACAACAGGAAGCCATTGATTTACATAGCAAGGGTGTACCCAATAGAGAAATTGCACGGCAAATGGGAGTTAGCGAGGGAGCGGTAAGAAAATGGCTAAAAAAATAGGTGCGTACCAGTGCGTACTCTGCGTACTCCCCGTACAAAGTACGCAGGTGCGTACCAGTGCGCACCCCTCGTACTCCCCGTACAAAGTACGCAGGTGCGTACCAATGAAAAACGTCAATATGTTATAGGAGAATTAAACACATATTTTTTATTATAATGTAATGAATAGTCATAAATACATATTAGAGCCTTATAGCGGGGTGAAAAGCCGTTGGCGTTGTCCTGCCTGTAACAATATGGAGAAGACCTTTTCCCGCTATATTGATACAGAAACAGGCGAATATTTAGCAGACCATGTGGGGCGTTGTAACCGGGAGGATAAATGCGGTTATCATTATACCCCCAAACAATATTTCATTGATAATAATAGAGAGAGAGTATCGAAGTACGCAGGTGCGTACCCTGTACGGGGAATACGCAGGGTAACGCAAAATACATATAGTACGCAGGGTACGCACAGTACGCAGGAAACGGAAACACCCCCCTCTTTTATTGACGTGGACATTTTCAATCAATCCCTATCTCATTACGACCGAAATACTTTTACGGGCTACCTAACCGGATTATTTGGAGAAGAAACGGTACGGCAAATAATTGACAGGTATAAAATCGGAACGTCGAAACATTGGCCGGGAGCAACGATATTTTGGCAGATTGACACTGCCAGCAATATCCGGGCGGGAAAGATCATGCTTTATAATGAGGGCGGCCATAGAATAAAGGATCCGTTCAACCATATAACTTGGGTGCATAAGGCATTGTATATTGAGCCGTATAACCTCAAACAATGCCTATTTGGGGAACATCTTTTGCCGGGCAATACTTTACCCGTCGCAATAGTAGAAAGCGAAAAAACAGCCTGTATTGCCTCTATTTACCTACCACAATTCCTTTGGCTTGCTTGC